AGAAACTCCAGAAAATAGGGAATCGCTTATTACGTGGAATCAATTAATTGCTTGGCTATTCAGCGCCGATAACTTCTTTTCGGCTTTCGTGAGATCAAGAACTCATAGCATTTATGCTGAACGATTGGAGTGGTTATGAAAAAACTAATCACGTTTAGAACGCTAAAAGCAATGTGTGCATTCGAGAGTAACCCTGATTGTGACAATAAAGGAGGCGCATAATGAAAAAACGTGAGAAAGAATTACTTGTAAAACTTAAATGTTACTTTACCGCAGATTTCATGGGGATCGCTGACGAGCATTCTGGTGGATGCAAGACCTGTGGATATGGGGGAACTAGTACTGCTTCGCTAGAAGCTATCCATGAAGCTATTGATGACTTTATCAAGGCAGAGGAAAGGACTAAGCCATGACAGACCGTGAGCCGAAGTGAGCCGAAGTGAGCCGGAATGGAGCACAGCGGAATGATCGGCTGGAGCGACTTTGTTATGTGCTTTTTTATAATCTAAGGAGGTTGTAAATGCCACAAAAAAACGGAACAACACTATTATCTTTTGAGTTATCAATGCCCAACGTAGGCTCATGGAATGGTAAGTGGACGGGACAAGGCAAGCCATACATTATTGTTGATTGCTTCCTAAAAAGCAAAGCAGAAAAGGCAAAACAGATTCTTGATAAAGGATACTACCACTATAATTTCGGAGACGGCTGGTCTGCTGGTATATCGGTAAAGGAAATACCTGATAGAAAAACTGCCGCAAAATTAAGAAAAATATCTGCCGGATTCTGCGGGTATGATTGGATGGTGCGCTCTATAATGCGCGACGGGTATATTCACACATAACGCACGAATCAGCCGGAAGCTGGATTGAAGCATAACGCCGAGCTCAGGCGGAGCGAGCCGCCGGCGAGGGATCGCCTGGAACGATTGGTTATCTGATTTTTTGGGAGGTTGAAAATGTCAAAACCAACAGTACAAAGGCTTGATGCAATAATTAATTTTATAAGAGGAGGAAGAATGCAATTTCGTAAAAAACCCATCATTAACGAAGCCGTGCAATGGACAGGCGATAATCTGAGAGAGATTATTGATTTTACCGGATTGCATCCATCAGCGCAAAAATGGACATGGGAAGAATACGAAGAAGTAGTGAAGAACGAAGGATTAAAGATATTCACGCTTGAAGGGCCATTGGTGGCGTCACTTGGTGACTATATCATGCGTGGTGTGCAAGGCGAATTTTATCCTATTAAACCGGATATACTTGCCAAAACGTATGATCGAGTTGGTTAACAGATAACAAAAGGTTATTGTGGACTTGGAGGTAAGCCATGACAGACCGTGAACAACTTTGCAGAGAGTTCACCGAGCTTACTGGTGGGCATTGGCATGAGTTCCCAAGAGCACAACAGTATAAAGATTACTTTGGCAATATTTGCAACACTAATCGTGGCAGAAGATGTGCCTGTGGTGTATCATTTAATAGTCGGTATAAGAGTCCTAATCCAACCTATGAGAACCCTGCCGATGTGCTAAGTAAGATTATTGAGATAGGATTATATGATGAATTTACAGTTGAGCATGGTGGAGTGTCGAAATATGGTAAGCATCTTGACACTATATTAGTTGAACTCATCATCGAACCAGACGCATTGCTGAAAGCTGCGGTGGTGTTTTTGAAGGAGGGGAATAATGGATAAGAAACTATACAAGGGAGTCTTCAACCTAAAAGGTGATGTAATAACAAAGCATATTCATACTTATACTGAAGATCAAGCCTTCAGGCTTATATGCAAACTTATATCTAAAGATATGAACTTAACAAATGATATAGATATAAGACATTATTTCTGGGGAACTGATCACTTTAAAATATACGAGATAAAGGAGGTGAATAGCTGTGAAAATAAAGATTGCAACAAAGCGGGAGACTGAACAGGCCTTTAAGCTACTTTGTAAAAGTATGCCGGAAGGTTCATATTGTAACTTGCAACTGGAAATTATGAGGTATGCATCTAACAATGAGATTGAAGTTAAGTATAGTGCTTATTGTGGAGACACTAAAGTAAAATTAGTAAACGGTGATACTCCAACACAGGCAGTTAATAAGTTGATAGAAAGGAATGAGTAATGATAACTCCACATAGTAGTTGGAACATTATTGATAGTACTAAACTCAACAACTTTCTTGAATGTCCTCGATCTTATTTCTATGAGTATATTCTTGGTTGGAGATCTGAAGCTCCTAATATTCATCTTGAGTTTGGTAAGGCATGGCATCTTGCTATGGAACATCTTATCCTTAATGGATACGGTGAGACTAGTATAAAGGATGCTTATCTTAAGTTTCACGAACATTATAGAGCGTTCTTCCCTGAGCTTACAGACGACGTCTATGCTCCAAAAAATCCTGCAAATGCACTCAAAGCACTGGTTCAGTACTGTAATGAGTATAAGAACGACAAGTTCACTCCTATCTATACGGAGATCGCAGGAACGGTACCTATTGACGAGAATAAGGTTCTTCACTTCAGAATGGATAGTATTATTGAAGTTGATAGTATGATAAGAAGTTGGGAGCATAAGACAGGTTCTACTCTTAGTCGCCAATGGATAGATCAGTGGAGCTTATCTATACAAACTGGAACTTATAACCATGTATTGTACTGCTTATATCCTTCTGAACAGGTTTGGGGGGTGGAGATTAATGGAACTTTCTTTCAGAAGAAAGAGAATAAGTTTCAGCGTGTACCTGCTAGACGCAACCTAAGTATGATGAACGCTTGGCAATGGAACGTCTGTCATATTATGAACATGATAGAGTTTGAAACTAAGCGTATGTTTGACGTTAAGGAAAGCGATGAAGTTATGGAAGCGTTTCCGCAGAATCCTACTAATTGTACTAAGTACTTTGGTTGTAGGTATCATGATTATTGTCTTGCCTGGGCTAACCCTATGAGTCGGTGTGACGAAATCCCACTTGGTATGAAGCAAGAGTGGTGGAATCCTGCTGCTGAAGAGACAAATGCTAAACACGTATTTCACTTGAAAGGAGATGAAAATAATGCCACTTGATATTAAAAAGGAACTGTCTGAACTTCAGACAATGTATAAGGATAATGCTCGAACAAATAGCTTTAACGCACTGATCTATGGAGCTATGGGAACTGGTAAGACAAACATTGCAAGGACTTGTCGTAAGCCTGTCCTAATCCATAGCTTTGATCCTGGTGGAACTAAGACTGTTCGAGATGAAGTTGAGAAGGGAACTGTCTACGTTGATAATAGATTTGAAAACGAAGATGCTTTAAATCCAACTGCTTTTCAAGCTTGGGATAAGGAGTATCATCGCTTGAAACAGGGTGGTATGTTTGATAAGATTGGCACTTTCATTATTGACAGTGCTACGACTTGGTCTGCAGCTGCTATGAATGTAACACTTAAGAAAGCTGGTAGGCCTGGAGGTACTCCTCAGCAGAATGACTATCTACCTACAATGGTATTGCTTGAGAATGCGATCAAAGATATAACAAGCCTTCCTTGCGATGTTATCCTTATATGCCATGAAGATACTGATAAGGATGAGGCAAGTGGTAAGATGTTTGTAGGTCCACTTTTTATTGGCAAGTTAAAGTATAGAATTCCAATCTTGTTTGATGAAATATACTATGCTTGTACTAAGGAGAATAGTTCTGGAGTTAACTACTTCTTCCTAACACGGGCAACAGGCTTGTATAAAGCAAGAACTAGATTGGGGAAAGGAGGAATCTTCGACACATATGAAGTACAAGATGTAAAAGTGTTATTGAAGAAGGCTGGATACAGCACAGAAGACAAAACAATCTAACAGACGTCGACGACGAAGACGACAACGAAAAAGGAGAATAATATGAGTTTCTTAGGACAGAATTTTGATGAAGTGTTTGAACCGAAAAGCGTTAAAGAAGGCGAGTACCAACTGCGTGTTCTGGATGCACAGACTAAGACAAGTACTAAGACTGGTGGAGAGTATATATCTGCAAAACTGGAAATTGTGGGAGAACCTGAGGCTAAAGATATCAATCACGTTATGATGATGCCTACTCAGAATGATGATCTGAAGCAGCGTAATAAGAGACTTTCTGCCATCGCCAATTTCCTCAAAGCCTGTGGCCTTGATCCTGCAAGCACTAACAATATCCAGGAGCTAATCGGCTGTACCTGCTGGGCTATTTTAACTGAGGAAGCTGATCCTGAATATGGTATGCAGAATCGTATTCGCAAGTTTGTTGCTGGTAGATAATTACTAGCATGTAGTGTGTTGTATGATCCAAGGAAGGGAGGTCTAACAAGGCCTCCTTTCTGCGGATTTAACTTCGTTCAAATATTGAACAAAGGGGATTAATAATGAGTAGAAGGCTATCAATAATAATAACTGATGCTGAGCAATGTAGGATGCGAAATGTAATCCCTTGGGGATTTATAAGTAGAATAATGCGTATACTTCTACTTCAAACTCTTGACCTTGTTGAGAAGCATGGAGACATAGTTCTTGGTGCTTTACTAAGTGGTAAGTTAACAGCATTTGATCTTATAAAAAAGGAGGTGAGTGATAATGGAGCTATCGGATTTGAAGGAGACAATATCAAATCTTAATGATGAAGAGTTAATGAATTTGATAAGGGGAATAAGAAGTAGTAGAAGAACCGCAAAGCCTAAACCTGACGCTAAGCCAAGGGCAGTTTCTACTAAGAAAGAAAACCCAGTTAGTTTTGATGCACTAATAGGATCAATGTCACCTGAGCAAATGGAACAACTTATAAACGCACTTGAATCGGAGGCTAAGAAATGATAGAACTAAAAGTAATAAATATAGATCAAATAACTTTTGGAGAAAGGTTCAGAGATGAATATGGAGATCTTGATATACTGGCTGCATCTATTAAGAAAGAAGGTATCATCCAGCCTCTCGCAGTTAGAGCTTGTGTTGGTGATGAAGAGTATATTCTACTTGCCGGAGGGCGCAGATATAAAGCTTGTAAGCAAGCTGGTATTACTGATATTCCTGTTCGTATCTATCCTGATACTCTTAGCGATTTGGAAATGAGAAGTATTGAATTGATGGAGAATGTAGCTAGGAAAGATCTAAGTTGGGTTGAAGCTACTAATCTGAATAAAGAAATTCATATGCTTCAGCAGGAAATCTATGGAAAGAAAACAAGTACAAGTCCTGATGCTACTGGAGTTAGCCTTAGGGATACTGCAAATTTATTAGGTGTATCTTTTGGAGGTCTATCAGATGATATTAAGTTATCAAATGCAATAGAAGCTTTTCCAAGTATCAAAGAAGCAAAGACTAAAAGCGATGCCATGAAGATGCTTAAGAAGATTCAAGAAGAACTTGTAATGGCTGAGATTGCAAAGCGATACAAGGATAAGAATGCTGATACACCTGTTGATGTTCAGCGTCATACACTTATGGGAACATATATCATCTGTGACTTCATGGAAGGAGTTAAGAAAGTTCCAGATAATACTGTTGATATAGTTGAACTTGATCCTCCTTATGGTATTGATCTGCATAATATAAAGAAGGATGGTGAGCATAGTACTAGAAACTACAATGAAGTACCTGCAGAAATATATCTTGATTTTATTAATAAAGTATTTAAAGAATGCTATCGTGTTATGTCAGAAAACAGTTGGATACTTTGCTGGTTCGCACAGGATCCTTGGTTTGAACCTTTATATCAAGCTGCTTATCGTGCTGGCTTCAGAGGTAGTCGTATTCCTGCTATTTGGTATAAGGAGAATAGTAGTGGTCAGACTATGCAGCCTGCAACTTCCCTTGGTAATACCTATGAACCTTTCTTTTACTTAAGAAAGGGTAGTCCTAGTATAACAAGGCAAGGTAGAAGTAATGTCTTCAGCTTCAAGGTTGTACCTAGTAGTAAGAAAGTTCATCCTACTGAACGTCCAGTTGAATTGATACAAGAAGTAATCCAAACCTTTGGATGGGAAGGCTGTAGAGTTATGGTTCCTTTCCTTGGTAGTGGTAATACCTTACTTGCTACAAGCAATCTTGGTATGTCTGCTTTTGGATATGACCTGAGTGAGGAGTATAAAAATGCCTATATCATTCGAGTTAATGAGGCAAGACCTGGAAGCTATAAATCATACAAAGAGGTGTAAGATGATAGTTAATCCTACTAAACGTATGTGCTATCCTGATGGGCCTATTGATGCAAAGATAGCCTTCATTGGCGAAGCCCCTGGAAGTGAAGAAGAAAAACTTGGAAAAGGATTTGTAGGTCCTAGTGGTCAACTCCTATTTAAACTTGCATCAGGTGCAGGTATTATAAGAAATGATTGCTATGTTACTAATGTTATTAAAGAGAGACCTAAGGGAAATGACATTAGTACTTTCATACAATTCAAGATGGGAAGGGCTTATCCTACTTCATGGTATGAATCTTATGAAAAGGATCTATATGAAGAACTTATGCAAGTCAAGGCCAATGTATTTGTAGCAGTTGGTGGGGTTTCCTTATATGCGTTGACTAGGAAATTTGCAATAAGTAAAAGGCGTGGATCTATTCTTGAAGGTATTATAAGTTCTAATGGAAATACTAAGCACATTAAAGTAATCCCTATCATACATCCAGCTACAGCACTTAGGCAATACACACTAATGCACACAATAGGTATTGATCTTAAAAGGGTATATGAAGAGAGTGCATTTCCTGAACTTAGACTTCCAATAAGGAATATAAAACTTAGGCCTACGTTTATTGATAGCATGGCATTTCTACAAACGTGTAAAGATTCTAAAGTAGTAGCCTTTGATATTGAAGTTATGAGAGAAGAAGTAAGTTGTATAAGCTTTGCTTATAGTGCTTATGATATTATAAGTATTCCCTTTAGTGCTAATGGACAAGACTACTTCACTCCTGAGCAGGAGATATCTATATGGAAACAAATAGCTTTGATATTAGAAAGTCCTGATGTAATAAAAGTTGGACAGAATATAGTGTTTGATACAACATTCTTATTTCGAAAGTATGGTATAAATCCTCAAGGAATACTTGAAGATACTATGATTGGTCAAGCTATTATGTATCCAGACTATCCTAAAGGCTTGGACTTTATAACAAGTATACATACAAAGGAACCTTACTATAAGGATGAAGGAAAGAAGCACTTCAAGATTGGAGGACCTGAGGAAGACTTCTGGCTATACAATGCTAAGGATTCAGCAGTATGCTTCGAAGCACTTGATCGTATTAAGGCTGATCTTGAGAAGGTTAATAACTTATCTTCCTATGCAGTCCAATGCAAGATTGTAAAGCCTCTTATCTACATGCAGGAGCGAGGCATTAAGACAAATGCAGCTGGACTTAAAGTTGAATCAGAAAAGGTTGGAAAAAGAATAGAAGAACTAACACAAAAACTGAGGGAGGTAACAGGCTATGATATCAATCCTGGAAGTCCTGCGCAGGTTCAGCACTACTTTTATAAAATCAAGGGAGAAAAACCCTATCTTAACAGACAGACGGGGCGTCCCACTACAGACAAGAATGCTATTAAAAGACTTAGCAGAAAAGGATATGAGGAAGCAAGAATTCTACAGGAAATTACTACGTTGACTTATCTTAAGTCACACTACTTAGACGTAACCCTTGATACTGATAATCGTCTTAGATGTAGCTTTAATCCAGTTGGAACTGAAAGTGGAAGACTTAGTAGTAGTGAAACTATATTCGGCACTGGAACTAATATGCAAAATCTTCCTATGGAATTTAGACAATATCTATTGGCAGATGATGATACTATGATATTCAACATTGACCTTAGTCAAGCTGAGAATAGGGTTGTTGCTTACATAAGTCCTGAGCCTAACATGATGAATGCTTTTGAAAATAAGATTGATCTTCATAAGCAAACTGCTGGTCTTATATTTGGAAAGTCCTGGGAGGAAATAAGTGATGAGGCAGGATCAAGTGAAATTGGTGGTGGAACTTTTAGTGAAAGATTTTGGGGTAAGAAAGCCAACCACGGTCTTAACTATGACCTCGGATATAAGACGTTTGCCTTCTTGTATGAGATTTCTGAGGCCGATGCTAAGTTTATTGTTGAGCGATACCACAAGGCTTACCCTGGCGTGCGAAACTACCACGCATGGGTCAGGCATCAACTATCCAAGAATAGAACACTTGAGAATTTGTTCGGTCGCAAGAGATTATTTCTGGATAGATGGGGAGACGAACTCTTCAAAAGTGCGTACAGTTTCATTCCTCAATCAACTGTGGCAGAGATTATCAATAGACGAGGTATCATCTACATCTATTATAATCAAGAAATGTTCAAACCAGTTGACTTGCTCTTGCAAGTACACGACAACATTATCTTCCAAATGAACTATAAGAAATTTAGTTGGGAAGAACAAGCGAAGTGTCTTATTCTTATCAAGAATAGTCTTGAAACTGAACTAACATGGCGTGGTCAAAACTTCTCAATTCCAATCAGCCTTGAAGTAGGCATGACTCTAAATAAGAAAAGTATGGTGGAGGTTAGCAGGGATGAATTCTCGTCTATTGAAAGGCTTTCTAAATGTTTAAGTAATATATGTAATACATTTAGAACTTCACTATATGTTTAAGGAGGATCTTATGAACTTTACTGAATTAGTTGAACATAAACTTTCTAAATGTAAGTTAACAGATAATGGATGTATAGAATGGATAGGACCTTTTGCTGGTAGGTATGGATATATTAACTATAATTATTGTAAGTTCTTAGCACATAGAATAATATATCAGCTTAAGAAAGGACCTATTCCAGAAGGTTTAGAAATTCATCATAGATGCAAGAATGGTATATGTGTTAATGTTGATCACTTAGAAGTTGTAACTCATAGTGCTAATATATCAGCATCTAATGAATATGCTACTAAGAATAAACTTTCATATAGCATAGCTAATAATATAAGAAATGAATATAAGGAGGGTAAAACTAATCACAGAGACCTAGCTAAGAAGTATAATGTGCATAAGTCTTCTATTACTAGACTTCTAGCTGGGAGGTCTTGGAATGAATAGTAGATTACTTAATGACTGGTTAGATAGTTACATAACATTTACAAATAATAGTGAACCTCCTTATACGTATAGACTTTGGTGTGGAATAAGTGTAATAGCAGCTTGTCTAAGACGTAAGGTAGTTCTGAACTGGGGAACATTAACACTATATCCTAATATGTACGTTGTGTTAGTTGGCCCTAGTGGTAGGTGTAGGAAGGGAACTGCAATGAGCCAGGGGATGTATTTCCTCAGGGAAATGGGTATAAAACTAGCAGCTGAAAGCATAACAAGGGAGGCACTGATTCGTGAGTTACAGCAATGCAACGATACACAAGTCAACATTAACACAGGAGATATGTTCTTACACGCCAGTCTTACAATATACAGTCAAGAACTTACAGTTTTCCTTGGATATAATAACCAAGCTCTTATGGCGGATCTCACAGACTGGTACGACTGCAGAGACGTCTGGACTTACAGAACAAAGAACCAAGGAACTGATCAGATTAATGGAGTGTGGGTCAATCTTATCGGAGCGACTACGCCTGATCTGCTGCAAACCACACTTCCAAGAGACGCTATCGGAGGCGGACTCACAAGTCGAATGATCTTTGTATATGAGCAAAAGAAGTGGAAGGTAGTACCTACTCCATTCTTAAGCAAGGCTGAAAGAGATTTGCAGAAGGAACTTGTTCAAGATCTGGAACGTATTAGTATGATGGCTGGAGAGTTCACTGTTACTGAAGACTTTATAGATAGCTATGTTCCTTGGTACACTGCATATAGTGAAGGTAATCCACCTTTTGATGACTATAGATTCTCAGGTTACTTTGAACGTAGACCAACTCACTTACTTAAACTTTGCATGATATGTAGTGCAGCAAGGACTAGCAAGCTAGAGTTAAACAAGGCAGACTTTGATAAAGCACTTGGTATTATAACACTTACTGAAAAGAAGATGCCTTATACCTTTAGTGGAGTTGGTAAAAGTAATACTGCTGATGTTATGCAAAGAGTTATTGCAGTACTTGAAATTAAAAAGGAAATGGAATTCCTTGATCTAATGAATCAATTCTATCAAGATGTTGATAAGTTTGCACTTGAAAAGATACTTGAAACACTTATAAGTATGGGCTACGTCACTATGGACTTTTCAAATAATAAGAAGATGATAAGGTTCACTAGTCGTAGGAATATGGATTCGTAACTCTGTTCAATATTTGAACAAAGGAGGTGATAAATGCCAGTAATAAAGCGTTATGTATTGTTGACTTATAATGATTGTAACTTTGAATTCTACCAACTATCATCATCGGATAAGCAAGCACTTATATTCTCTATAAGAGACTTAGAGAAGAAACTTGGCAAGATGAATGGATCATTAAGAAAACACTTTAAAGATAAAAGTACTTGGGAGATTAAACTATTATGAATACAAACCTTGAAGATTTAAGCAGAGAAGATTTACTATTTGTAACTAACTATATAATATCTGGAGGAACTTTAGAAGAGGCATTAGAAGTATTACTTCCAGTAAAGACAAGAGATTTGATAAATAGCTTTCATAGTCTATTCTGTACTAGTACTCATGAGGGTGAAGGAAGCTGTGAGTTTTATAATGAGAAAGACTTTACTGGTAAGTATCATACTAAATGGAATGTTATAGTTAATGAAGTGATTAGTAAGTTTGATGAGTATGATAATGTAGAAGAAATAATATCAGATGTTATCCAATATCTATGGCGTGTAGAAGGTATTAAGAAGCAAGTAGAAAAGGAGGTAGCTGTAGGTGGACTTGCCATCTTCAACTACCTCCTAAATAGAACTAAATACTATTCTGACAATTCATAGTCTTGACTATTTGGGAATTGTTCTATCACCTCCGGCCTTCTTATCACTTCAGTATTAAGCATAATACGAAGGTCAGGAGGTAGATTAGAACTCTTAATCCTACGCTTAAGTGTATCTCCAGTTATATTATACTTCCCCATACGCTGAACTAGATCAGGTGGCATAGTCGTACCGTCCATAACATGCTTCATAGCTTCATTAATAATACGAGTAACAAGTCCTCTTGTCCTTACATCTCTTTGTGCAAGAATCCTTTCCTCAGCTCTTATCCTAGAAATATCTACACTTTCCACACCAGCTATACTTTGCAAATAGAAAGGAACAATATCCTTAACTTCATATAACTTATTACCTTTAGTATCCTTAATCCAATTATCATCTGTAAAAGTAAACTTCATTAACCTTGCCCAATGTCTAATAATAGGAGCAATATCTCCAGTCTTCTTCATATCCTCTGCATAAGGACCATAAGTAAATAATGGTTCAAGAACATTATTCTTAATATTAACAAGGTCTGAAATAGCAGGACCTGCAAAATCCATAGGTCCAGCTGGAAACTGGAAACTGGCTGCAGCACTCATATCAAATGCATACTTAGGATCTACAAGTCCTGGTAATCCTCCAACTCCACGACTAGCAAGTGGTATATTCTTATTCATCCACTCTTCTGCAGTATCAACTGCCTCTTCCCAAAAGCCAAAGGCTGCAAGTATAGGTAGTGACTTTACTACTGTCATATAAGCCTTAGGTCCACCAAGTGCAAGTTGCATACCTAAGTAACGTGCCCATTCCTTTCCAGAAAGACTAGACATAAACTCAAGTTCTTTAACAAGATAAGGCTTGAACTGTGTAAGGAGTTTTCCAGTAGGCCCTCTCATAATCTTCGGAAGGTTAGCAATATTATAAGTAAACTGCTCAGCCCAGTTAGCACGTATAGCAAATATCTGCGCAGCTTCTGGTGTCATACCTTCCTTAAGTCCTTGCACATAAGCAGCGGCTGCACTCACTTCTCTATTAAGTGGTTCAGGCTTTTGGAACAAACCTAGTGGTTTCCATACTGGAGTCTTTGAAGTAATATCAATTCCAGTATCAATAATACTAGTACCTAAGAATGGTTCTATATCCTCAACAAACTTCCTACCTTCCGGTGTATTAAGAAACTTAACACCTTCAGTATATATAGGAAGTCCACGCTTAACCCAAGAATGCATCTGACCAGAAGCAAGGTTAATACCTGCAGCGATTGGTCTATATCCAAGCTTTAAGTTCGCTTCAAGAGTCCTAGCTCTTGATACAAGTCTACTATATCCACGATAAGTATTAAATATATCATCAACTACCTTATCAGCTTTACTATACTTACCTTTAACATCTTCTATATAATCTAAGATATACTCCTTCTCATATTTATTCATCTTAGGTATATCATCTCTAATAGAATCAATAACAGGATCTAATGCCATCTTCTTCTCAATCGAATGAGCATAAGACTTTAGTACTGGAAATATATCCTCCTCACCTTTAAGTATATCACGTCTTGGTTCTAAGAATGGTGAATAAGAATCAGTTGGAATAATCTTAAACTTACGTTTCATAGTAGCAGATGCAAGATTCTTAGCAACACCCTTATCTATCCCATCAATAGATTCAGTCATCTTCTTTGCAAGACTATTCATCATACCAAAGTACTGACCTCTGGTAACTTTAGTCTTATCATCAGAAATTATCTTATAGTCTGTATCTATAAATAACTCTTTAACATCTGGATTCTCCTCAGCATACTTAGTGGCCTTACGAATAGCATTCCTTTTCAGAAAGTCCTACTGACAACTAACTTCTTATAAGTCTTCCCATCCTCAGTAATTCCATCAGTAATAATCTTAAACCTTCCAGCTTCTACATTAGGAATATAGTTATCAATTCCCCAAGTATCTATCTCCTTATACTTATTAGCAATACTTTCAATGGTCTCAGTATCAAGCTTAGGATGCCTTACCTTCACATCTTTAATATCACTACCAGAAATAATATCAAGAAGAACATTATACTCACGCTTAGATAAGTTATCTTTATACTCATTAAGCATATATACTTTATATCGTTCTTTCATTCCATCAAGCCACTGTCTAACTTCAGTAGCAGCTTGTATCTCATCAGGTGTACCTTCTATCTTTCCTTCTATAACCTTCCTAACATTATTTGGATCTCCAATACCTTTCTTAAGTGCAAGTTTAATACTATCAATAGTAGTCCTATGTTGATCAAACTTATGACCTATATACATCTCAGCAAGATTAGCATTATAAACATGACGCTCATTTCTAGTACCTTTGACGAATGGAACTGGAGATATTATATAAGGACCTAAGCTACGATGTAACCTTTCTGAAATAGGAGCATTATCAAGACCAAAGATAGTCTGATTATTAACTTCCTCTGCAAGTCCCCAATCATTACCTTTGATCTCGCCAAGAATACGTCTACCTTTATCATCCATCTTTGCTTTCTTAAAAGTCTTACCAAGCTCAGTAATACGTTCATACATCTGCTGAAAGCCAAGCATATCAAACGTACTATTTTCTTTGGCATAGTTACTATCTACAATATCTCTATTAGCTCGTCTAATATAATCAGGCTCCCCTTCGAGAATGTTCCAACCAGTTCTCTCATCTTTTGAAAGCACCTTATCGAATAACTCTGAAACGCCTGAATAATCATTAGTAGTTCTCTTAAGTAAGTTATCTCTAACAATACGAAACCACTCAGCAACTTTAGCAAACAAAGTCTTCTCAGCAGGTGTTAACACTTTATCGTATGTATAGTCAGCCATCTTAGCTGCAAAGGCTTCAGCAGGACTTCTAACTGCATTGAACCTATCAGTTGTATCTATCTTAATAGCCTCAGGATTAATATTACCTTCAGCATCATAGAACTTATCTAAAAAATGCTGTCTATAAATAGCCCTATCAGCACTAGTTAGAACATTATCAAAGGCCCAGTGAGCTATTTCATGAGCAAGAGACTTAGGACTTTTAATAGTTACAAGGTTATCTACAAGACTATAAAAGCCTCCAACTCCCTTAAGTTTTGGATCTACTTTAAGCTCAAATGTAGGCTGCTTCTTAAGTGTATCAATAATAGTATTAGCAATCCTAGCATGATTAGGCTTACCTTTATAATGACTAGCAATAGCCTTTCTAGAAAAAGCCATACGTCTATCTCTAATCTTACTATCAGCAATAGCCTCAACCTTTTCAACAGTCTTAAACCATTCAACTGCTTTAGCCTTTGTAAGTGGCATATGTTGATAAACTCTAGATAGCAAATACCTAGCCTTATCTTCACTAATACTATCTAATCTGTTCCTAGCATTATATAATTCTTTCTCTACATCAATCTTAGCCTTAACAGAATCAGCATGAATCTCCTTATTCCATCTGTCTGAACTAAGAAACTCAACATAGTCCTTAAGAACCTTCTCCTTTGCGAAGTTCAACTCAGCAGGCATACCTTCTGCTTCTAGCTTTGCTTCCCAATCTTCAGCAGAACCTTCCTTAGCATCCCTATCAGCTTTAATCTCCTGAGCTCTAGTCCTAGTTGGCTTAGTACCTATATCAGTAATAGGACTAAGATCTTCATTAGTAATATGTTCATCTTCTACTTCCTTAAGTGCTTCTTCAAGTCTGATCTTTGACTTACTATAAATACTTCTCCTCTTAATCTTTCCTTGTTCAGATGCTAAGTCTAACTTCTCTCTAATAAGTTTTCTACGATTAACATAGTTCTCTAACTCTATACTAGGCTCTTCACTATCTAACTCCATAGCCTTTCTAAACCGTTCAGTAGGCTCAACAACTTCATCAAAAGGGAGTTCATTACCTACTTTCTCCATAAGACTAACCATCCTAGCTTCCATCTCAGGAGTTATCTTATCAGGCGTAAGTCCTTCCATATCTTTACGAAGTGCTGCAAGTTCCTGTTCAACTTCATCAAATGACTTAACTTGTTCTTTATTAGGATTAGGCTTAGGTGACTTTCCAAGTGTACTATATCTTGCCTTAGCAGCTGCTTCAACCTTACTAGCAAGATCTTGTGCTTTTGTAAGTTCCTCAGATGTATAAGGTTTAGCTTCTACTTCTTCTGGAAACATCCTATTATATTGTTCTCTCTGCTTAAATCCAGGAAGCTTCTTAATACCTTCAAGTTCTTCAGGAGCAAAGACATTTGTATCTTCTAGTGCTTTGAATTCTTCTTCTGACAATTTACCTTTGTTCAATTTTTGAACAGAGGGTGTTTCAGACTTCACCTCGGTTTCGATTTGCACTTGCCCATTTTCAATACCTCCTTTATTAAACCTCTTAGCAGCTAGTTCTCTAGCATATATACTAACACTATCATCTCCCTTATATAACTCTCTAACCTTCTCAGCATCACCAAGTGCACTAACATTATCTTCAATAGTCTTCTTCTGATCTAAGTCTAACTTAGCTTCAACTGGAACTTCATCATCTATAATAACCTTAGTAGTTTCTTCCTGTTTCTTCTTAATCATATCTTGGAACTTAGTAAGGTCTTCCTGCTTCTTCTGTATATCATCAACAAGCTTTCTTCTACGCTTAGCAACAGTTGATGCAGCAGTTGTAGTTGATAGTATATCAGGTTTAATAGTAGGTTGTACAGCTCCGCCAGTTGTAGCAGTAGCAGGTATCCCAGCCTTCTCAGCAGCAGCTTGTCTAGTTGCTAACTGTTCTGCCTTAGGTCCTGCTTCAATAGCTTTCTTAACAAGCTTTGCTCCACTTGTTCCAGCATGAAGTCCACCTAGTGTAAGTCCTGTAATTGCAAGACCTTCTGGTGTAACATCCCTACCTTCAAGCCCTGCACCAACAGCTTCACCTCCACCAACTTGAAGTGGGAAAGCAGTCTTTTGTAAGAACTTATTAACACCTGGGAGCTTAGCAATAGGGCCAAGTGCTCCCATAACTCCACCTATGGCACCTCCAACTCCACCACGCTTAGCAATATCAGTTGGACTCTCTCCACGCATATATGCTTTAAAAGCTTCAGTACCAGCCATAGAAGTAGCTGGAATAGCAGTAGCTGAACCTCCCCAAGTTGCTGGTATAGCAAGAGCTGCAGGAAGTGCACTAGCAGCAAAAGCAGGTATGTCACCAACAAGTGTAGCTCCAGCTCCAAGTAACTCCTGTCCAAATCCTTCAGGTTTATACTGAGGCTGAGTATATCCTTCTTCTCCACTAAGTGCTCTACTTACAAGACCAGTAGCGGACTCCCCAAATCCCTGCTTAATAATGTCCCAGGTAGAAGGCTTACTTGGCTTAGTGACACTTTGTATTGTAGTACTATCCTTAGTAGGAACTAGATCAAAATCAACTTGAGGTTCCTTTGTAGGTACTAATTCAAAATCTACATTTTCCATTCTATTTCCCCTTCATCTTAACCTTAAATGTCTTACCATTTACAGTAACAGAATCACCATCTTTTATCTTACCACTTCTAATAGCAGCTTGAACATCTTCCTTAGACTTAAATATATTATCAGAAACTGAAGCAGCTGGAGGATTAGTACTAGTCTTAGTCTCACTATTATTTCCAACTCCCAATGTTGCAAGTCTATTTCTATATATACTAATCTCAGTATCAAGTGATTCAGCTTGCTTCATCTGATCTGGAGTTGCCTTCTTCTTATTCCCAAGTATAAAATCTCTATCTTGTGAAGGCTTATTCGGATCAGTATCAGGAAGTGGTAACTCAATATTCCCCATCATCTTCCTCATTGCAATAGCACCTGTCATAGCATTATGTACTGCTGCTCTTTCAAGGCCTGCTGTCTGAATACCTGCAGATGTAACAGCTCCACCTGCCTGAATCCTAGCAGCTTGTATCCTTGCATCTGCCGCCCTATTAGCATTAATAATAGTACTAAGGTCAGTAGTACCAAGTGTCTTCATAACATCGCCATAAGTCTTACCAAACTGTTTAAGCTCAGGTTCAGCAACAAGAACAGTAGATGCTTCTTTTATAATTTGATTCTTAAGATAAAGCTCAGCTTGCTTATCTCCCATCTTCTTAGCATACTCTATCTGTCCTTGCCTCTGCACATAAGCAGGACTTCTCTCCCAATTAAACTTATTTACATCAGTAATCGCTTTCTGCATAGAAGCTTGTGCAGTTATACTATCTGCAATAGCCTTCTGCTTATTAACATCAAGAGTTCCAATATCCAACATATGCTTCATAACTCCAGAAGCTCCAATAGCTGGATTACCTGCAAGTAAAGCAAGAGCATAAGCTCTTTCATCAGGAGTAGCATTTCCAACTGGGCTAGTCAGAACAGACTCAGGATTCCCAGTACTATCTCCCGAGCCTTGGTAAAAAGAACTTGGTGTAGGATTACTTAACATCCCTGGTAGATCTTGTCGAGATGATATATTATCCATCTGCTTTATATTACTCATACCGGATTGCTGACCTTGACCGTTCATACTCATATTAATCTTAATATCTTTATAGTCAATCTTTCCATCACCATTTAAGTCTCCTGTTGCAGTCATCTTAACCTGAGGAGATTGAGGAATAGGCTTAGCACTAGTACTTGGTGCAGTATTACCTGTCTGCATAGGAGGAGCTGCTAACCTATTTGTACTACCTGGCATACCAGGAGCTACGTTATACCCACCTGCCATATTTTGAACTGCTCCAGTAAAGTTTTGAAATGGAGTACCTCCTCTGTCACCACTAAGTGCGGCAGCAAGACTACCTGTTCCAGCTAAAGCTGGTATGACATTAGGCTTAGTAACCACTCCACCAAGACCTTTAACAAGATCCCTAACATTACCAATAAGTCCACTATTATACCAGGGCTGATCTGGTGTAGGTGTCTGCTCAACTGGAGCGTTGTTTAAATTCATATTAGGATTAGCTAAATAATAAGGTACTGACGGCATCATAATAAGTCCTCCTCTTAAGAATAAAGTTTCTGTTCAGGTGTTTCTTCTTTATACTCTCCAAGACTACTAGATAAGATAGGAAGTCCAGTACTTAGATCAAGCACTTCTACAAATCCAGACTTCTTAGCCTTCTTAGCACTCTCAGCTCCACGCATTCTAGTCATAAGTGTATCTACAGACTCCTCACTAGTACTACCTCCAGTCCTGCCTTCTTCACCTTCAACATAATAAGGTTGACCATCTGCACCTATTTGCTGTCCAAGTTTTCCAATACTAGAATTAAGAGCTATCTTTCCAACATCTCCCATTAAACCTCTAACCTTATCCCACAGACTAACATCAGGATTATCTGGATTATAAAACGTAGGAAGGTTATACTTATACTCTCCAGGATTCTCCTGTGGAGTTATAGTAGTATTATACTTAGGCTCATTAACTGCACCACCCATAGTATAATCAGTAATAGGATTAAGCCAAGCTGCATATTTAAGTTCTGGATTAACTTCAACTTGAGGCAAAGTCTGACCAGATAGTTCAGACAATCCAGCTCCACCTTGATTATAAAAGTCTCCAATAGTTCCACTTGTCTTAGCACCAGTGGCCATATCACTTATAGTTCCAAGGTTAGCTCCAACTGCTTGATTAGTATAAAAGTCATTAGGAATACTAGTAATACCTCTATAAATCTCTCCAGCTGCTCCACTAAGTGCTCCACCTACTCCACCTAAACCTGCTCCAATAGCTAATGGCTTAATACTACTTTGCTCATAAGCAGCTGGAATTTGACCAATAGCTCCTCTAGCAGCACCTTCCACAACCTTACCAGCTACATTGCCAACTGCTTGACTTCCAGTAGCTCCTGCAACTCCACTTGGCATTGTAGTAGAAGCTATATCAACAAAACTACCTGGAGTATAGTTCCCTACACTACCAGATACATAGTTTCCAAGTCCTTGCGTTGCAGCTCCAGCTCCATAGGAAATACCTGCATTTACAAAGTCTCTTCCATAATCCTCAGACCTAGTCCCTGCACCTATCTTACTTCCAATGCCACTACCTATAGCCGCACCAACTGCTGTACCAATAACAGGTACATATGATCCAACTGTACCTCCAACAAATGAACCAATAGGTTGAGCATAACCTACAACATCAGGAGCAATATCATATAAGTTATCTCCAGTCCTTCTTAGTGAATAATCAATAGTCCCAGCTGGATCAACTGATCTATCAATACCCTTCCAAACATCAAAGCCTCCATCTTCAGTAGCAGCTTCATAAGCCTTAGGTAGTTGAGCAAAGCCTCCAGAAAACATATCAGCAGATAAATCCTCTACCCAATTCATATCAGATTCATCCATACCTAGTGCTGGACCTGCGTATCTGATAGCTCCAGTAAAGGGAGCTTCACCTTGTTCAACAACATCGAACATACCTAAACTTAACGCTGAAGCAACTGGATTATATACATTCTCAGGAAGTACTGCTCTTCCAACTTCTGATAAGCCACCTGTAGCAACTGCCGCTACAAATCGTCCAATTCCACCCATCTTATACCTCCCAAAGATATAGGTTAGTACCTTCTATATAACTATCAATCTCTTTAAGACCTAACTTATTATAGTCACAATACTTATGTAAGAATCTCTCCTCATCACTATTAGCTGTAGTATGTGCTAGTATATACTCACAACCATAATCTCTGGCAACGTCTACAACTTTATCAGTAAGCTCAAAGGTAATATCCTTAGTTCTATACCTAGGATCTACATAAAAATGATATAGGTTAAGCAAATTATTAAGTTGATTATAAGAAGTAAATCCTATAACCTTATCATCATGCAATAAGACTTTCGTAGTAACATTAAGAATATCCATGTAATCATCTTTAACCCCAGCACTTAGTAGATATTCTCTAAGAGTAGGATAATCCTTAATATCAAAGTCTCTTATCATTGCGCACCACCTAAAATACCTGCAAGCCCACCAACAATAGAACCCCAACCAGCTCCTTCATTACCTCCAATAGCTCCACCAATCATAGCTCCAGCAGCTGCACCTGATAAACCAGATCCAATAACCCTTGCAGTCTTATTTCCATCAACTGGGACAGAACCTGTAGTTCCACCTCCAATACCTGCAAGCATGTTAGCTCCATACTTATACGCCTCAAGTGGCCATCTCCCAAGGTCACCTGCAATAGCCTTACCCTCAGTCAAGTAGTCTTGATTAGCAGCAATTTTAAGCCTCAGCTCATCAATCCACATAGCTGCAATAACTCGACCAAACTCAGCCTTCTGCAAATACATCCTTATCATTTCACCAGTAGCACCTTGTATCAAATCTGCCCTCTTCTGCTCAGCTTGAAACTCCATATCAGCTTGAAACTTATCAACCTTATCATTCCTATCCAGCTCTATAATAGCCCTGCCTATCGTAAATGCACTAGTCATAACTGCGTTAATATCTCTCATTCCAGCTTCAAATCTTGGATATACTTTAGTAGTAATCTCATTATCAAGGAAGTTAGCATGAGCAGCTGTCCTAGCAGCAATATTATCAGCTGGAGAATAAACAGCTTCAACCTGAGCTGCAGCTGATGTACTAAACAAGTCATAATCATTATCTGCATCAAGTGCTGTGACAATAGTTTGAAAAGCAGTAATAGCTGTACCCATTGCAGTTACATCAGTAGCTGGATTATAACCAACTAGCCCTGTAAAAGGATTACTTGCAACAGCTGTAGTTATCTGACTAGCAAGTGCAGTCAACCAAGTACTATGCGCAGTCTCCATATATGCTGGATAAGATACCATGATAACCTCCTATATATTCATATTAGCAAACACAAATCTTGTCTCAACTTCATAGTTCTTAATAATATCAAGGATCTTACTATTCATAACATAAGCTCCTATCTTCGAACAACCTAATCCCCATGCGTGCTTCTTAAGTGTCTCAAGCTCCATAAGCCAATTCACTTTAGCCTCTTTATCTATAACAACCATATCGTATATCAGTAGTATATTAACACCACTTATATCTCTCATAATAGTTGTTATAACAAAGCCTATATTATGTCTATCCTTATCATCATTACATAGCCAAAGCTTAGTATGATTATAGTCAAACATTAGACTATATAAGATATTGTTAGTATCATAAGTTCCATAGTCTGCAGTTGGAGGAACTGTATCTTCTATATGTCCTTTAAAGAGAGGCCAATAGTTACTAACTTGCTCAGGCAGCAGATCCACTAGCATAATTTCCCCTTACACTTGTCTTATCAGTTAACTTCCACTCAACTGTTATATTATTAACTTCTACACTCTCAACTGGACTAGACATAATACATATCTTAAAGTCTGTTCCACTAACGATTGGCGTAGAAACTCCATTAGGTGAACACCTTACCCAACCTGTAGACCTAAACGCTTCAGACCTACTATTCCGCCACTTAATCATAATACCACTATTACTTCCAATACTTCCACCAATCTCAACTTGCTGAATAGTCTTTATAGCAGACAAATTAAAGTCAACAACATCAGTTTCTATATAAACATACTCACTTCCCATAATCTTACTAGCACCACCAAAGAAGTTACTGGTGCAGGAATCTATAAACAACTCCTGTGCTATAAGCGAAGTCCTTAGATTAATAACAGATGTTATTGCAACCCCTATCTCAGTGAGTCCACTTCCAGTATATACAAATGATCTAAGCCCATTGCTAATATAGAACTCATCTTCATCTTGATTATAAGTTACTACTATAAGACCCTTTCCAGTAGTAATACTAAAATCCTCTTGCATAGGCTTAAAAATATGCCTATAACCAAGAGCAGTAGAAACATAACCCTGTCCATACTGACCCATGCTTATCTCTCTAAGCTCACCTTCCCTATCTACATAAAGCTGCTTATTCCTTCCATCTCCAGCAGCTGCAAGTGGATTCATAATACCTATATTACTAAGCAAAGTGTCAAAGCTATAAGTAGGAGCAGGTGAAGCAACTGGAGATAAAAGGCTTACAGACATAGTAGTATAAGTAACAACTGAATTCTTCAAAGGAAGTATAGCCATAACAGTTTCATCAGAGCTAGTTCCCATATAAGCAAATCCAGCCTCATTCTTCTTCGTATTAGCTGTAGCTCCAAGGAATCTAAAAGCTCCAATCTCAGACCATCTTACTATACGACTATCTGATGGAAATGTAGCTTCAGCAGTATGATAACTTCCTCCAAGTAGAACTTGTCCTTTGAAGAGACAACCACACATAGGAGGCCCCCAACTAGCTAGCCACTGAGTTGCAACGTAAGTAGCTGAAGTTCCCTCAGCAGTAAGCATAGCCTCAGTTATTGTAATATTACTAGGGGATATATAACCTTCCACATAGGAAAAAGAAATAACATCAGCAAGTGTTGCTCTTGTAGTTGTAAACTCAGAATCAAACCAAGGTGTCTTTCCAACTACACACCACTTAGCCCCTATATCATTAACATCGCTAGGTATTATAGTAACAGTAAAGTCTCCCATTAGCTCACCACCAAATAAGATTCTGCGTTTGAATCATAGTATACAAACTTACTTCCACTTGTAAAAGCTGGATAACCCATAATAGGAATACAAACCCAAGGCCATATAGTTGCACCAGTACTATAACTCATCAGATATAAATCAGGAGTACCAGCAACAACTGGATCTGTTATCTTATAAAGCCCCTCAATAGCACCTATAAACACTCCAGCATCTGTTAAGAAAACCTGTGGAAATGGCCATCTTCTTGTTATAGTAACTGCATCACTTGTCAAATAGTCATAAAAGCTACGAGAAGGATCTAACACATCATTGATATCTGGTATATATCCCTTAAGACCTTGAGGTAGTACTTTAGCATTCCTACAATCTACAAATAAGCCATTGTTCCTAGTAGTAATCTCACCAGGCCTAAGGCCTCCACCCTTCTCAAAACCCTTACTAATAACAGTCCTAAAGGCCTTCATACTAGCCTCCAATCTGGTTTATATTATAAGATTCTTGATCAGCGAAGTCCTTATCCAAATCCCCTACATCAACCATAAGAGCATTGCTCCAATCCTTTGCACCTTCAGTATTCCTATAAAAGGTTTCAAGTTCATAAAGGGCTGCTTTAAGTAGGATCTGAGGATGCACTTCAGACCACATACTTTTAGTCTGCGTCCAAGTACCAGCTGATACAGTTGCACTTAGTGTTGGACTATAGAAGGTACCATATACGCTTATATAATAAGTAGTATCAGGTGGAGGCATTATTACTATACCACTATAAGTATAGTGATCTGGGACAGTTGCATGAAGCTGGAGATCATCTATATCATAATAGCCAGATAGACTAGTACTAGTTGAAGTATCAGGATAAGGTCTAAGAATTGCTGGAGCATAGTAATAAGGAGCTCCTTGATCTATATCTCCAAGCTGCTCTTCATATTCTTCCCTAAGCCAATCAAGATCAACTCTATTCAACTCAACAAGACCATCAGTAGAGTTTCCAGCCCATACCCTATGTACAGCCCTAAGCCCAGTTACATACACTTTAATAGTCCCTGCTGTAACCTGCTTAATATACTTAGCATTCATCTGCCCAGTATTCTGCATTCTATCCAGGTGAGCCTGTCCAGCATTTATATAAAAGTCTGCTCCATTGTCAGTAAGATCAGCATTAATAAGATCATACCTACCTGACAATTCACAGAACTTTTTTCTTAACAAGTAATATTCCATAACAAACTCCTTTGTTCAATATTTGAACATAGGGCGGATGGGTCTTTTAGTTCCCATCCAACCCTATGCGCCGCTTACCTGGAGGAGAACACGGCTAAGCAGTATGGTTCAAACCGACACCATTCAAGAACGCTGCAGTATAAGGATGATGATATTCCAGACCTGCTTCAGTCAAGAACTCTTCCTGCGTCCCATCAATCCTACCACCATTAGTACCAGCTGCTGCGGCACCTTTCTCAGACTCAGCATAGAAATTAGTATCATCAATATAACGATAGACACAATTCTCAGGCTCAAACAGAAGCATTGAGTTACGAAGCGTAGACTCAATGTTGAACAAAGGATGTGTTTTCAAGTAGATCTTCCCAAAGGGAGTGACCCACTCAGTAACGTTAATGCCATAGGCCTTAGTTACACTGGTCATCGTGAAGTGAGAACCAGCCTGTGCAAGACGATTGATGCCAAGAAGAGCACCAGTTCCACACACTGCCAGTTTTTCCTGCCTACCATAACGGAAGAGCTGTTCCAGATACTCATTCAGGAACTCATCCCCACCACCAACATCCAGCCAGTTCTTACCATGATAGGTAGCATCCAACTGGAAGTCAGCAACATTACCACTGTTATTCGTACGCAGACAAGTAATAAGCCCTTCAGTCGTCCGCTCAGGCTTACCATTATCGCCAGTGCCTTCATAAGGAATACCAAACAAGAAGGCCTTCTCCATCTCAATTCCGTGGAGTTCAAGCGCTTCCCTCTTGGCTTCTTTATACTGGTCACCAGTGCGAAGCTTCGTCTTTCTTGCCGTCCTTGTAATAGACAGCGACGTACGGAAAATCTGCGTGTAGTTATAAAGCTTATCAGGATCATAAGCAATAGCAGAAGGCATTGCAGCACCTTCAGCATTTACACTACCAATAACCAGAACTTTATCACAATCAGATAGATCATGGCTATACGCGCTGTTATCATCCGCTTCCAACAGCTTAACACCAATACTGGAAGAAGATCCATTACTGGTACGAGCAGTAACCTTACCAACCACATCCACTGTAAAGTCCGAAGCATCACGCATAACAACAGTATGACCAACACGGAAGTGAATAATGTCAGAAGCTGACATCTTCAAATACAATGTAGATCCAACAACTCCACCTGACGAATAAGCAGCAGTCAAGCCAGAGTCAGTATATACACCAGTCACTGTTGCAGCCTGCGTAGGCAACAACTTAGTCCACCAATACTTAACCTCCAATAGCTTTCACTATCGGCTGGACTATATCATAACCCTTAGTCAAGGGTTTGGCATTATAGTCTCTGAAGGTTTTACCTTAACCATGCTCATATAATCATGAAGCCTTCTTACTTTTCTCATTATGTAGAAGTAACAACCTGCATCTACAAATGATCTTATATTAGGCTTTATCACATACATTGTAGTACCATATCCAGAAACTTGCTCATGAATCTTCCCTACTTTAACTCCAAGCTTCTGCATAAGTCTTGCTACATCTTCAACAAGTGTTCTTATCCTTGCAGCGTAACTAATTCTATAATACATAGAGTTAGTTGCAATAGATCCATCAGTATCAAAAAGTCCAGCTAAGAAATCTAACTGTCCTTGCTTACTCATCCTAAAGATCTCATCTGCAAGAAACATCTTGTCTTGAATAAAGTAGTGAAAGAATATATAGATCATTTCATTATTGATAGCTAATCTATACATAGTGGTTCCATTTCCATTCTTATACTCTGCAATACCATAATTAGTTTCACAGAATCTATTCAACTCACCACATACTCTTTCAACACACTCTTTATCCATATTAGCAATACAAACTGTATGATTTTCATAGAGCTTACCTTCTGCGTTCTTATGAACATAGTGATGAATACTTCCATCACCAAGAAGGGCGCCTATACTATAGGCCATTGGTTCTATAACCTGCTCGAGGTTATAAGGTAAATTTCCATGCTGATTATCCATTGTAGTATCCTTTCTAGTTTCACGCTTTGGTCAAAAAGGCTTTAGGACTTCCCAGCAATTTCTGCCATTTAATCGAGGGGATTTCGCCCCAAGAGTTCTATTGGCTAAAACTGCGGATCATCAGTCTTCTCAGACTTCATCTTACTCATAATAGCCGTCAAAGGCATAGAACCATTAGGATACAGAAACAGAATAGTTTCTCTCCAATTCTTAGGTCGCTGATCTGCAACCCAATCTCCATTTCCTCTCATTCCTAAAAAAGCACTCATTTCAAAATCCTCCTTATTAGGCCATAGCTGCAAGAGCAGGCCATAAAAACGTCTTATCATTACCGGAAATAACATTGTCAACACCATACTTCACGTTACCTACAATGTTACCAGCTCCAGCAGTCCCATCATCAGCGGCACTAATACACCTATTACCAACGATGTAGCACTTACTTGATACATCGTTGATAGTGATTAAATCCACATAGATAAAATTATCCTTGATGATACCTGCACCATTAACACTAGCAAACGTAGCATCTGTCTTGATATAGATACCATCGCTTGCTCCACCACGAATACGGTTACCTATAATCTTGAGACCAGAAGCATTACCTGTCCCAATGTAGATAACCTCATTCCCAAACGCTCCATCGAAATCGCAGTCTTCAATAGTAATAAGCTCGCATGCTGCTGTGACAATAGCGTTAGACGTAGTAATAGTATCCTCAACACCAACAAACTGACAGCCATAAAACTTCATACCATTGTCATAGGCTGATAGAGTGAAGATGTCACCAGCTGCCTCAGGTCTAAACCTAATATTAAACCATCTACAACCTAAGTGCTCAACAGTAGAAGTATGTCTACCTTTTAAAGTAGGCATTGGATGAGCATCACACGAACCAACTCCAATAACATCACACTTTGCAGGAAATGCAGTTAGGCTCTCAGTAGAAGGATCAGCTGTGAAGTAGATCCTATTCCTCGTTGCCAAACCATACTTATCCGCTGCTACATCTGCATTGTTCGCAGTAATTGCAGCTGCTAATGTCAAGAAAGGAGCATCCCAACTATCACCTTCATTACTATCAGATCCCCAGTTCCCAGCAACAAAGAACTCCCTTCCAACTCCCTGACGCATAATTGCGCCTTCACTATTAATAGTAATAGGCCCACCACCTATACCACCCTGTAACGTGGGCATAATACCTCTTCGAACTAAGTTATAAATAGCCTTGTCAATACTCATCGTTAAATCCTCCATGTCCCCTTTGTTCAATATTTGAACAAAGTCACGATGTTTAAGAGATTAAACTCATTATATCCTTCTCCTGGATTGTGAGGTTACCATCACTAGAAGCAGGACCCTTTCTTCCTCCAACTCCTCCTGGAACAAATCCAGGATTTACATTTCCAGTACGAGCAGCACTTCGCTCAATCTGCTGAACTTTAGTCTGTCCAAGTGCTGTATTGTCAGCAACTCTAGATAGCTTAAGTCTATTCCTCACTTCTTTCTCAGTCTCCTGTAGAATTTGTGTAAGTCCCCAATCAGGATGCTGAGAAGCGATCTCATTAGAAACAAAACCTACATATTTCTTATGAGGCACGAGATCCTTATTATCTATATAGAAGTCATTAACAACTGTCTTAAGCGTAATCTGTTGATCAACAAGTTGCGTTGCAATCTGAGGCATCAGACGCAAACTACGCTCTACAGCTGTATTCACTACCGTTGTAAGTAGTGCATTAAAGTTATTAGAGTCTTTCATAACTTCATCAAAGACTTCATCACTAGGAAGAAACTTTAAGATCTGCTTTGATTGTCTATCCTTCTCAGCTTTAGCATCAGCAATCTCTTGTTCTGTCTGCTGCTTAGGCTTAGGTGTAATAATCCTCTCAGCGATTTCTTCTAAGTGTCTCTTAAGTTCTTCATTCTCCTTCTTAATCTTCTCAACTTCACTCAGTTCAACTTCCTTCTGCTCTTCAGATTTTACTTCTTCTTTGACTTCTTCTGCTGGTTTCCCAACTTGCTCTTGTCCACTTGCTTCTTCCGACTTCCGTTCTTCCCCTTCTTTGCCATCCTTAACTTCCTCCTCAACTTTTTCATCTACAGGTTTAGTTTCAATATGTTCCGATTCAACAGAAGCTGCTTGCTCAGTTGTTTCAGTAGAACCTACTTCCTGCGTAGCTGGAATAAAGTCTTCAATAATTTCACTAATCTCTGTCTGCTGCTGATCTAATTCTCCACTCATAAAATCCCTCCGTCTTTCTTCTCCAGGTTTTCATTAATTTCCCTGAGTATGTCATCTGGAAGTGCTAAGACAAACTCAAGCATCTTCAATCTACCTTGCTGCCTTGCCAACTGTGTCGCTTCAGCAAAAGGATCAAGCTCTGCAATATCACTTAGAAGTCCTTCCTTAGTCTCTTTAAGTGTATTAACTATCTCATGCCATATAGAACTTGTTATAAAACTATCATATTCAGACTTATACATTCTAACCTCCATACTGTTCAATAGGAACTATATTCCCCTGCTGTACACCCTTATCAATATTCTCAGTACTACTAACACTCATACTAACTGGAGGCACTGGCCCTTGTTCTAATATAAACTCATTAATATCCTTAGCTCCCATGATCCTAGCAATATGCTTGAAGATACGAACCATATCAAAGTTCTGATACATCTGAGGTTGCTGAACCATAATCCTAAATATCTCGATCCAACCTTCAGTATCTCCACCAACTGCAGTACTTCCATCCTTAACAACAACGTCATAGTCAACTATAAGATCAAAAGGAGTTACATTCAATCTACTCTTATCACCATACTCCTTCTTAAGAACATCAGCCCAACTTCCTGTTGCCTTTACATAGGTATCTTTACTCATAAGCTGTTGTGTGTGAACTGCAAACATATAGCCTATATCCTGCATCGCCTGTAGGCTTGCAATCTTAGCAGACTTTGTAAGTCTACTAAGGGCATTCTGTGTAGTACTCTTACTCTCCTGAGCAGTAACCCTCTCACCACTCTTCCTAATCATACCACTAACACTATCAGTGGCAGCACTTGTCCGCTGCATATACTCAATAATAGATGCAGCATCTTGAATATGAGTCCTGGTAATATCATTAACTTGAAGTTGCTTAACAGCATTTTCAACTCCACGACCCCAAGCACTGCGCCTCATCCTAATCAACTTCCCAGGCTTAGGATCTTCAAGGTCTGCCATGTTGATAAGACTTGGATCAACAATAAGCATATCATTAATAGCCTTACGAACATTACTTACATGACTATTAAAGAGCCAATCCAATGCTTCCTGCATCCCATACATCAGTTCAAGTCTACTAACTGGCGTAGCACTATATCCATCAAAATCAGGAGCACATACTGCAACTGGATACATATTATGATTAAGGCTAAGAGGTTTAGCGCATATCAACACTTTATCAGCTGCTAGTCCCAAGAGCCACTTCTCAGGATATTCACTACTTCCAAGCTTCTGATCCTTAGGAATAAGTGTCCAATACATCCAGACTACATCAATAGGATTGGTCGCCATATCACTACCATATGCTGAGTTACTTCCATATCTTTCACTACGGCCACTATCACTCTTAGTCTTATTAAACTGACTACGTCCTCCACTTCCAATTCCCTTAAGATACTTCACATTAAATATATCTGAGTCGTTCTTCTCCAACTCAATCAATTTCATATAGTTTGTCTGCTCTATCCAGCCAACGTATTCCCCTTGTTGAACCTCATGAATAGGTACATTTGGATCTGGGAGATATGAATAAGGATCAATATTCTTCAATCTGTTTCCTTCAAATAATATAGTTTCCTCCCGACCCCTAACCTTTCCTGTGTTCATAAACTTACCAAATAGAGCAGACATAAATCCTTGATCTTGCACAACAGCCTTCCATCCCCACTTTCTATCCCAAGTTGGTGTAACAACTCCCATACCATAAGACAAGCTATCACGAAACATAGTATGTAGATTAAGAGCAGTCTTAAACTGAATAGTCTGCTGCTCAATAACTTTCTCCAACAGAATAGCCCCTACAATATCCTCAGGTCCAGATCCTTCATATCTAAAGATAGGGTTCTCCAAGAAGGCAGTTACGAAATATGTCAGGATTGTTTCAAGTGTAGCATATGAATAAGGCACTACAATCGAAACAGGCTTCCTATCATCAACACTCTTAATATGCTCTTCTGTTTCATCCAGCTTAACATATGCAGTAAGTGTCTTATCAACTTTTCTCCAGGAATCATATCTCTTACTCATTTCCCTACTACTTTCCAAGGCTCTAGTATAAACCTCTTTAAGTAATCTCTGATGCTCCTGACTTGCTGGCCTTAGGTCTAAGTCCTTTGGATACTTATAACCTGCATCTTCTGAGTAAGCATATAACCTTCCCTGTGCATTAGGATCCAAAATTGTAGGCATTATCATCTCCTTTTATATTAAGCCGTTCTCTTCCACATATATACAACTATATAAGGCTGAACTACACTTGTTGCAGTAATACTATGCGTCAAGGTAGCACTTTCATTTCCTGAAGTTACAGCATTATTAGTAACACTATGATCTAAAGTTGCACTCTCATTACCAGACGTTACCGAAGCAGGATCTACATCATGATTATGAGTTGCACTTGCAACACTCACTGTAGATCCACTTCCAACATTATCAACTGTTTCAGTAGCACTTGGAGCACCTGAAGTTGTATTCCCAACATCTACACTATGTGTATGACTTGCATGATTTCCAACAGCTACGTTGCTAGTAACACTATGAGTATGTGCACTATGATTATCAACAACTGCACTAACCGCTTTAGCACCACCAGTCTCTTCAACAGTATTAAAGTCAGTATCCCCTGCATCAAGTCCAACTATTGTCCTTCCAGTTCCAAAAGCAACCCAAGTTCCATAACCCAAGCTTGTACCTGGATTTGTACTACTAACTGAAGTATAAATACTTCCAATTGGAAATACTAAGTCTGCTGGAAGTATAGTAAGAGCCTCAGTCATTGTGTTAATAATAGCTAACGCTCCAGATGTAGCAATTCCCCAACCAAAGTCAAAGGCCATTATGCTACCCTCCAGTTACCTAACTGAGCCATCTTCTCTCCATAGTCATCTTCCTTCAACTCTTTATACTCATCCTCTACATCTTTCCCTTCATCAGATGGTATAAAGTATCTCTCCCCAAGCTCAAGCATCTCTACAACATAAGCAAGTGCATCCATTATATCATCTTTTTTAGACCTCGGAAAAGATAATAGTTGCTTCTCCAGGGCTCCGCAAACTCCCTTATTATGATAAATAAAGCCTAGTCTATAAAATGGAACTAGTGCAGCTATTCTCTCTTCTTTCGAAGCCCTTGCTTTAAGTTCAACTATATCATAATACCTACGTTGCCTAATCATCTCAGTGCGAAGAGGATAGATAATAAATTCATTAAGACTTGTAACTTCAATTCCAATAACCCTAGCACCTATCCTATCTGCCATATCAAAGCACTCTGTATATTGCTGCTCAGGATGTAAGTTTCCCTTAATAATATCCCTAACGTAAATCCTAGGAGTCTTAACATCAACACCAACTCCAATAATAGCAGTATCATCTGCTGTTGAAGTAGTAGTTTTTGCAGGGTCAAGAATAACCATATTCTCAAGACCTTTTCTATCTCTTACAAACTCTACACTAGATTCTTCATACTCCTTAAACATAGTCTGCTGAAATTTAGCACTCTCCTTTGCAATAGGAACTCCCATATATTCCCTATAGAAAGAGTCAAGTAATCCCATCCTTCTATATTGCTCAACCAGATCTTTAATATCAGCATCTGTCATAAAGTCAGGCCAGTTACTCTTAAAGTTATCATCACATATACTTAAGTGAGCATGATACCAGCTTGGATCCTCCAATAAGTTTGCAAGTAAACTATCTTCATGTAACAAAGTACCAATAACAATAATCTTCCAATCTTTCCTAGATCTATTAATACTATTCGCAACATCTTCAAAGAACCAAGCTTTTGTCTTAGCTCTCTGCTCATCACTTCTAACACTTTCAGCATCTTCCAAATCATCAACTATAATAAGATCAGGCCTATTATCTCCAAACAGTATACCTCGAACCTGCTGTCCAGCACCTCTAGGCATAACAGCAGTTCCTGAACTTGTAACCCACATCTCCTTAGAAAATGTATCAGACTTCATAGGTCCAAATAAACCAGTTATAAACCTATTAGTCATAAGTTCTCGTTTAAGATTCTCCCCTTGCATTGTTGCTTGTGTTGCAGTGCAGCTGATAGGAACAATAAACTTCTTCTCCTGAAACAAGATCTTTTTCGCTGGAAATGCAAGGTTAACGGTGCTAGTCTTACCAAATCCTCGTGGGGCAATAATAAGGGATTTCTGTGTAGACTTTCCATCAATTTCATCCTTATCAAGTATTTCAAAGATCTTACTATGTAGACTTGAAAATGGAAGATAAAAACGATCAGGGAATATTATCTTCGCAGTTACCTTAGTAGAAAGGAAACATTGAGATAATAGTAACTTAGTTTCATCTCTATCAAGTCCAAGTATATTATCTTCCATCATCAACTCCCCTTTGTTCAATATTTGAACGAAGCATTAGTCCTCACTAAGTCGATCCCCAAACCAACTTGCCATTATCACAACACAGGCATACCTTACACCGTCAACCGTGCTTTTCATATCAGCTGGAAAAGAAAAGTCATTGAAGGAAAGATACGCCATACCTGCCAGAATGAAGAACGCCATAATTACTCCAAACGGACGGATTGACGCTCGAAGGTTGACTACCCACTGAGCCGGTATGCCGCAAACGTCCCTGTTAAAATACTTTGTTTTGGCTTCTAAGAGGCCCGCCTGTCCTTTGAGGTATTCACCCATGACCTCAGGTTTAGTCGTCGCCAGAGCCGCCATAGTCGCTTCTGGTGTATCCTGTGAAGGTTTTAAGAACTTCTTTTTAACAAAGTCAAACGCTGGAGGAATGACTAAACTTACTAATGCCAAAATTGCTTCGATACCCACGCTACACCTCCTTCGGTTTCTCAAAATGCGGTCTGTCTTTCGATGTTTTAAAATCACCGCCCCAAACTAAACCGACTGCCCTGCCGATCTTCCCGGCTTCCAAGTAGTCGTCCACATTCCAACTGATCTTACCGTTTTTTAAAATAGCAATATCAAACGCCTCTCTGTCAGTGTGCCTTGATTTGCGAGTCCATGTTACGATCTGTCCCGGCTTAGTCCGGCCCTGCTCGTAAAGTGCATCCTGCTCTTGCTGACTGCGGTAAGTACATGTTACGATGTAGGGGATGTTCTTCGCTTTCATAATGACCGCAAACTTGTGATAAAGTTCCTGCGTCTCAGGGGTTAAATCTTCGATTGAACGACTACTCATAATATACCTCAATAGGCAGGCAGTGCCTTGTTAAATTAAACTGTTTCTATCGTCCGTCCTTGGTTGTTCATCAGGTAAATAGGCGAATAAGCCACCACCTGAGAATTTGCTAACTGCTTGCTATTCATAAAAGTAAGCAACACTCTGCCGGGGTTCCCCTTTGCATCACTGTTCTCTTTACGATCTCCTTCACCTGTTAAAAGTGTTTCCGTGTAATCAATTAAATCACCAGAAACTTCGGACTCTGATACGCCTTCTGCTGGCTCATTAAAATCGCACTGATCAAAAGCACCCATTCTCCGATACATCAAAGAATCAACATCATCAAAAATCTGCCACGCTCCGTTTACTTCAAATTTAATAATCATCTGTCTTTCTCCTTATCTGTCTATGGCCTGCCTGCCTATCTTAGTTGCTTTTCAATGCTATCAAGTCGCTTGACATTAATGTTATGCAAATCCCTCAGCACCCTCACTTCAAACAGTGTTTCTGCCCACCACTTCCAAAGTTGATACCAAAATTCAAAGGGATTCATTTCAGCACCATCTTGACAATCTCATTACCGAAGTGAACCAGCACATAAATTATGCCGCCGACTACTGACAACTTGATAATGTTGATAAAGAGGTTGTCCCTGATGTTAGAAACCGCCGTCCTGAACCAAGCAAAGGATTCAAGAACGGCAAGCCTCTTTCCGTACTGTTCGCAGACTGTCTCTAACTTCTCCCTGATCTCAATAATATTATGACTCATTCCGTTGGTGACAATAGTTTCCAGTTTGGTAATTCTGTTAGAGTATTCAAGCTGTCGCTCCAGTATCAAGTCGATTTTCTCATTCATACTACCTAATGTGGCTTCAAGTGATGCATGTGCCAAACAATCCGATCTCCGTTCCTGTGTCATTAGATTCTCTCCGTTAGTTTATTTCACACATTTGCCATGTCTGTTCATACAAAGGTTTCATTATACAACTCCATCACCGCCGCCCTGCTTTCGAATCCCATTCTTTTCCACTTTGGCATGGGTGCTTCGATGGTTTCCGTGACAATATTGATCATCTGCCCTTTGTCGTCCGTATCGTAGCTGACTACACGTTCCACTGTGTCGTCGTCCAGCTCATAGACCGTCAATAAGTCGGCCAAAGCCTGTTCCTTAAATTTTGGTTCGGCCAGTAAGTTAATAAAATCCTGTTTTGTAGCAATGAGACGGGGATAGCCTTTCATTTTTTATCTCCTTTTTAAAGTGGTTCAACTGCGAAACGCGCACCGAGACCGGCATACGTATACGCACGAGCGTAATCCGCACTACGATAGCGAGAACCGCAAGACGCCGCATCGCTCCACTTGCCACCGGCGAGGAGCATATTAGCACCGGATGGGTAGTCAAGCCACTGCCACATCGCGCCGCAACAATCCTCGCATCCGATGTTGGAGATCATGCGCCTGGTGGCAGTGTCGGAATGTCCGCCGGTTGTCACAGGATCGGCGGATCCGTAGATATTTGTCCCCTGATTTGAGCCACGGGAATACATCATAAATTCGGGATCGGTCGTCAGCCTTTTGCCCACCGCGCCGCCGTCATCAACAAAGTCCAGCCAACTGCGGGTGTCTGAGATCGTTGCACCGTTGATCGACGCCGTAGATGCTCCTGTACCTGATGCCAGGTAAATATCCACCCATATGGACGACTCGTGATCATAGACCATACCGGCGTTATTGCCGCACCGAGCCCGATGCTTTAAGTCCCAAATTGAGGCAGGAAGAATGTCTTTTTGAGCATATCCAGTGAGTGTGTGACCGCTAATAGTCCCGACTGCCACACAAAGGGTATGGAACCCGCCTATCTTGCGGGAGTGCGCCGCATCAAAGCCGGTGGGATTTGTCGCATTCGCGCTTACTTTGAATGACAGCGTTGTGCCGTCCGTGCAGGCGTAGATATAATAGTCAGTACCTGCGGCCAGTGCTCCAGTGTCCAGATCATCCACGGAATCAACATCAACTGAGGCAGTCATAACGTGCCAGTGTTCGCCAATAAGAATCGGTATATTATATGCACTTGGATTGACCTTTACTTTAGTGTGGTCTCCAGAATATACATCAACCAAGCGTAGGTTCTTTATTCCCCAGAATGACCAGTCACCATTGTATTTTGTAAGTGCCAGTTGGTCAGGTGCAATCGCCTTTGCTGGTTCTGTGCCTGTGGTGATTTCGGCGGCTGTAGCAAACGTTACAGCTCCAGCACCAACCATTTGAGTTTCAGCAGAACCATCATTTGAAAATACCCATGAATTGGTGGCCTCGTCATAAGAAAGATAAGGTTTATTAGCATCCGCATTTTGTGCGAGAATCTTTTTATTAGAACCTGCTGTACCATCACCAACTGCAAAACTATTACCAGTTGTCCCTGTATCAGTGTTTTGAGCGTGTTTTAAATCTGTTGCACTTTCAAGAAGTACTTCTGTTATTTTTGTAGTTGCCCTTATTGAATCTCCATTAGATGCAGGCACCTTTAAGTTGGTAAGCTTATGCGTGTTCATATCTACATCAGCAGACATACTACCAAGAGTAGTATCTCCACCAATAGTGTGCTTCTTTGTAATAGCATCATCTATATCAACCGCATCATTACTCTTATTTGTAGATAAACCAGCAGTTGTGATGGTATACTTTTTAGATGCAGAACCACTATTCACATCAAATGAAGTGGCGGTAGTACCAGTATCTGTATTCTGCGTATGCCTCTTACTTACTGCATCAGATACATCGGAATCAGTATTAGTTGCATTTGCAAGTTTAGTCCCATCTGACTTAACGAGATATCCACTTGAAACAGACCCCATGGAGTGATCAGACGTACTATCAACTGCATGAGACCTACTATGCTTCTTCGATATAGCATCTGCCACATCACTATCTGCCTTCACAGCAACAAGAGTAGTCTTCGTATCTGCATAACTCTTTGTAGCTTTCTGACTTGCAACCTTACTATCACTATTTGCAGCTAGATTTGCATCTATATCTATAGCAGCACTAATATCAAATATACTTATATAATCATAAGTAGAAGTAGTATAACTAGTCTTTGCAATAGTAATTTTAAAACGTTGAGTAGCAATATAATCTCCATCATCTACATAAAATGAGAAGTCTCCATTAGTATCAGATGTAACAGTATTAACTGCAATTCCACCTGAATATGCAGCATATATACTTGCAGGTGTAGTTGTACCAGCTAAGAAAGCACTGATAGTTGCTGTCTTAATAACATTACCTGCAAAATCCCTACTTGTTCCTTTTAAGAGGTATCGCATAGAATCTCCCTTACATCATATCTTACTGTTATTAATATCTATAAAACTCTTTCTGATCTTTCTTATGTACATGAAAAGTATTATTATCAATCTGCTCACTGATATATATAGTATACTTAGTATAAATATCGTAAATACCATGAGGATATCCTGGTGTAGGATATGCCCCTCCACTTATATTAAAATCCCCAATCAACCTAATCCCAGCATATATCATTATGAAGTCCTTATAGTTATATCTGACACTACGTTAAACACATCATTTATTAATGTAGTTACTTCACCTAATGCATCAACTAATTGTATATCATAGTAATATTGCCCAAGTAAATATTGCGTATCAGTAGCTTTAATATCCCAAATAGCTATACCAGATGAAGGTACTAATATTGAAAGTGTTGTAGCTATCTTAGCTTCTGCATCTGTATCAGTCTTATTCTGCTTCACTGTTACAAATAAAGATGCCCCTGTAAGATCTACAGCAGTATTAGTAGAGTCGTAGAAGTAGTAAGTAATTGTCTTACTATCATTCCTAGTTACTGTCAACATCTATAATATCCTCCTGCGCAACTTCATGCTCATATATTGTACTAGTAAGCAAGCCAACTTCAGCTGCCCGCTTCTTAATATCCGCAATCTCATCAGAACTAAAGTGTGCATGAATATTCTCAGACCTGATAGTCTTAACAGCCGCATGGCCTGCCCTATCAAGCACATCCTTAGCCGCACTAAGAGCAAGATTAGGTAACTCAGAATCCATCATATCTTCCAGCACACGAACTGCCTTAGGCGCAAGTGCCTGTATCTCTTTAGAAATGTCAATCGCATCTATATCCCGCACAGCCTTAAGCTGGTTGAGTTGTCGCTGGACAATAGGACTTCGCAACGTATAAGAAACCATAACTGGAGAAACACCCAAATGCGTTGCAATATCAACCTGCTTCATACCAATAAGAGCAAGTCTGCATACTTCATGATGCAACTCCCACATTTGCTCTACTTGATACTGCTTATGAGTTTCTGGCAATCTATGTCTTCCCATCTTATAAATTCCTTATCTATTTATATTAGATAAAAGCTTTATTCTAACTTCATCACGTTGTCTATATAAGTCACGAGCTCCTGCGAAATGCTTCTCTTTAACTAATCCTAATAATAACTTCTTTGTCTGACCTTCTCCACTTGAATCATGAAAGTTATCAACAGGTCTTCCTAATACTAAATGGTCAGGGTTAACACACTTTCTATTATCACAAGTGTGCATTACAACCAAACCTTTTGGAATCTTACCTTTATACTTTATATAATAATCTCTATAAGGTCCATACATATCTGGATTATTATTTAGTATTCCTTTCCCACCAAACTTCCAATTCCAACATCCAAAGTTATCAATAGTAATCATATCACACCTCCTATGTGAACTCCAAGTAATTAGGAGAAAAGATACTGGAGTAGTATCCTTGTCAGGCTCGATACCCTATTCTCCTATTCGAATTACATTATATCAGACATTTTTGGAAATGTCAAGTAAATACCAAACATGAACAAACAGGTTTAGTCTATATAGATATAACTTCTTATTACCTAGAATATACCCTTTGTTCAAACATTGAACATAGTGCTTATTTGCAAATCGTGATGATAATAGTGATGGTAATAACACAAATATGAACATATATAAAACTCAGTAAATTATCTAAAAGAGCCTTATCCGCGCGCATAAGAACACAATCCCCCTGATGGGGATGGGGCTTGACAATGTTGGTGTTCTGTGTTATGATGTAATCGAAAGTTGGGAAGGGAAGAGTACCCTCGATAATAAAACGCTCGTGGTCTTTGACAACTGAATATTGTATCCTGATTAAGTAGTCTTTATGAAGGCTCATGGTACACACTTACGACACTGGGAGGTGTATTATGAAGATTGTAAAGACGGTTAGCACGAAGATGTATGCGGAAGGTGAAGCGTATGGTACTGAGTTGACTATCGACTTCACAGGTTTGACTCCGGCAGATATTATGGAAGTAGCTGCTCAAGCGGCTGTTGTGAAGTGGCAGGGGAATGCCAGAAGACTGAAGGCAATTCCCAACAGTGCAACTTATATCGTACCGAAGCCGGGAACTAGGCAGACGGTTACCTTAACACCTGAGGGCCTTGTAGCAAAGTACGGAAGCGTGGAAGCGGCTATCGCAGCTTTGGAAGCATTGAAGAAATAACTATAACCAGTATCATGAGCCTTGGTATAGACTACTTAATCAATAACTTTGTTCAATGTTTGAACAAAGAACATTAATGAAAGGAGCTAGTATTATGAATATGAAGGATTACATAAGTAACTACTGCACTGCTTGTGGTGGCAACTGGACAAGAATGTTAATGTCAGGAATAAAAGTATTGTTCCCTGAATACTGGGAAGCGATGCCTGACAAGTCTTATGAGTTCTATGAAATTGTCGAGCACTTAGAGTTTCTAGGTATTACTGAAGAATAGCACAATCGTATGCCTGTAGGCGTATGTTTTGTAGGTCCTTTAAAGAAAAACCCCTCCATTTTAATCCGTATGGTTTGTAGGACTGTATAAGTGGGGCTTAGTATTGTTCTTAAAAAAAAAAATAAAAAAAAGAACAAACAAATACTACACTACAAGCATACACTATATACTTACATAGCATACTATATACTTATGAAGTTCATACATTGCCAAAATCAATGGGTCTTTTTTAAAACGACCTACATTTCATACGTCTACAAGCATACGTTTACGCTTATTGACACCTGTATTATCTTATGTTATAATGATGGATATTAGAAAGGAGGTGAGATTATGGGATACTTTAGTATGCAAGTTGGTAGGCTAGATGAAGAAGTGCTTAGAAATAATATTAGCACTATTGTTAATANAGTCAATACAGGCACTACAACTATTGAGAAGGAAATAGAATATAGGAAGCATGAAGTTTGATGTGCTTAGTAAGATGAAGCATAAGAAGAGTCTTACGAATAAGAATAATAAGAGAAGAATTGCCTATATCAAGGCAGAGATCTATGTGTTGGAAAGAATAATAATATAAGGGGATTATAATAATTATGAATAGATTGTGGAGTGAAGTTGTATGTAGAGGTTATAATATTAAAGATAAACGTACTTGGTATGACCTTATTACTCAGCATGAAGAATTACGTTTTGCTTTGAGAAATGCTAGTGATGCACTTGCTGAGCAAATTCGTAGGGATCGCTGTTATAAGGCTTATGATAGTCTTGGGATGTTACTTGATACAAAGGCGTTTGATGAGTGGGATAAGTCCATTATTGAGGACTTGGCAAAGTGGTACTTGCAGAATACTGAAGATATGAAGGAGGATGATGAGGTATGAATAGAGAACTTATGATAAGCTAGGATTTAAGAGTCATATTGATCTTATTGACTAAGGACGCTATCCTTTCTGTAAGGAAGTAGTTGAAGGCTTTGAAGATATTCAAGCTTATAAAGAGTTTAGAATATCAGGCCTTTGTGAGAAGTGTCAGGATACTGTATTTAGTAAACATAGTGAGATGGCAACATGCTAAGAGTTTGGCTCTTGATACTTATAGCACTAATCAATATAATACTTGGTGCTATATTGTATCAAGAGGTTGGGTATAAGTCTGATGCTAACAGTATTAGCAATCAGGAGAAGGCTTATATACTTGCGTTTATAAGCAAGAAGTCTATTCCTGATTGCTATGTTGTTAGGACAGAGTATGGCTTCAAGTGTGTGGGGAGAGATAAGAAGGTTTATAAGATTTATACTAACAAATGATGGAGGTGAGTTATGATAGTAGATGTTAAGGTTTCTATAATTGTTGCAGATGTTGATACTGGTGATATTCAAGATGATGATTGGCTCTTGGAGCAGCTTGATGACTTATGTAATGCACTTGATACTTATGTAGGTGAGTATGGTTTTAAGGTTAATGAAGTCACCTACGATCAAAGGAGTTAACAATGGGAGAAGTTAGAGATGTAGTAATAGAAGGTCGCATGTGTTCTAAGGATCTTGCAACTTGTGTACGATACCTGGTGAGTGTCGGAACAGTTCCAAGGTCTAATAGTGATATGCTTGACCTTATTGTTAAGATGGCTGCTTATGCCACGCATGATTCTAATCCATTCAACACAGTTACAGAGGCAAGAACATATCTTGCAGGATTTGACCTTGGAAACCTTAATAGGCTTGAACGTGGTAAGCGTTCTGCAGTTCGTGTTATGCAAGAGGAGAGTCTAAGTGCTGAGGGATTTGATACTGCATATGCTAGTAAGCGTACTACTATTAAGGATATTCCTCATAGTGATGAAGATTGGAGGAGAGCAGCAGAAGAAGCTTTCAAGATGCGTGATGATAAGACTAATGTTATGACAGATGAAGTTATTGAATCTATCAAACAGTCCAAACGCACGCTTATTGACAAGACGGATTAGATCTGTTATAATATGTTTATTGATAATAACTATGTTCAAATATTGAACAAAGAGAAAGGAGGTTTATACTAATGATTGTTGAGTTTACCATATCTGTAATTGTTCCAGATCCACCTGATATGAACTTGCAAAGTAATCCAGCTATTATAGATCAGATGGATAATATGCTTGCATTGTTTGAAGATGAAGTTGTCAAAGCCAATCTTGAACTTAATGATGCTAGTTGGGAAGCTTATGATTAATAAGCATGGGAGGCTATTATGAGTAGGATATTTACACTTATCATAGATGATGAGACGTTTGAGGAAGTTAAGAAGGAACTCTATAATCGTGGAGAGTTCGAATCACTTGTTATAAATAAGATGACAGATGCTCAGATAATAGATTGTGCTATTCCATTCTTCGTCTGGGTTTGTGAAGAGAAGGAGGATAGTTAGTATGAAACATCTTGCCTTCTATGGTGTGATAGTATTAACACTAATCATTATTAAGTTTATAATAAGTGGAGGACTATAATATGAGTATGAATATGGAAGAATTATTATCTGCTTTACAGAATGCAGATCCTGCACAACTTGCAATGCTTGCTAAGGAAATGTCTAAGCCTGTTGAGCAGAAGGCTAAGAGACATCTTCATAGCAATAATGGTCCTGTTAAGTCTTATACAACTGTCATTAAGAATGTAACTTGCCTATGCTGTGGAACTATATTAACATATAAGCATGAGCTACTTAAAGGTGAGCAACTATTATGCTTTGATAAGAGTGGAGCTTGTCGTATAGTGACTAGTACAGGTAAGGATGGAGAAGTCATTGTTCCAAGCACAACTAGCAAATGCAAGTATTGCACAACTGTAATGCTTGAGTGGTCAAGAGAAGAGCTTGAACGTAGGTTTATCAGACTCCTCAACAGCTGCACGTTTAAGGAAGTTGCCTGCTATTCTAGTCCAGATATCTATGAAAATTGTGAGAATGAACCTGTAAAAGTTTATACAACAGAAGGAAAGTTATAAGTATGAGTCGTGTTGAGATATTTACTAATAATGAGTGGGTAATAAATAGCTGGCATAAGAACTTAGATCATGCTATTATTAAGGCAGAAGTCCTATATGTCAGTAGGAAGTGTGACATAAGAGTTATAAATGAAGGCAAGATTGTATGGGCGAAAGGAGGTGATAATTATCTCATTGACAAGATTTAAATCTTATGTTACAATGTTTTTAACAATCGGGAGGCATAAGCCTTACCAAAACCAACTCTTGAAAGGAGAATAAGTTATGGCAGTAGAAATTAAAGCAACGTACAAGAAGGGTGATGTAGATAAGGAAATCGTAGTCCTGTATGACTTCGGTGCAAACCTGGAGGAGGCAAGCAAGAAGTTTGGTGCAGAAGTTGTTTATGACAACTATGTTCGCTCAGGAAAGATCACAATTCAGGCAGCTATGCGCCGTTATGCAGCGGCTGGCTTGGATGAGAAGCAGATTGCTGATAAGATCGCCAATATCACGCTGGGTGTTGCTGCTGAGCGTATTGTTGATCCTATTGCAGCTACGTTGTCCAAGTTCGCATCTCTGGCTCCGGAAGCTCAGGCAGAACTGCTCAACAAGTTGAAAGCCATGAAGAAATAGCCTCCCGTGGCAGAAGTGGAGAGGGTGCTAATAAAGGCCCTCCCTTTATTGTTGCCCATCGACAGCCCCCTCAATGAGGTAAGTTAAGGTTGCCGATCATTTAAGCCCCAAAGGGCGTATTACATAATGCGCCCTTTGTATTGCTTTTTTACCATCTGGGTACCTCCTGTTGTTTGGGGTTTATTTGTGTATTCCTTTATACAACAGGTTTCCCAGATGGTTTATTGCTGGTTTGTGTAGGATAGGTGGGAGGCTTTGAAGTGGGGACGCCAGTTTCCATGGAGCCAACCTTGAAATACCACCCTGATTATTC